TTAGCTATAACTTCTATCTGTTTACTTGGTATCAGGCTGCAACTGCAAGCCATTATCAAGACTGTCAATGTTACGGCTGTCTTTTTCAATGCTATCAAATACATCTTTAGTTCCTTTGTTACTCTTGGTTCTATTAAACCTGGTTTTGCTGCTGCTAATTTAGTTAGGTTATGTCGTTTAAACATATCTAAATAACGGTTCATCTCTATTTCTATCTCTTGGTTTTTAGCCTGTATAGATAATAAACCTTTAGTTTGCAGTGCGAAATCATTTTGTAATGATTCTATCGTAAGTTTTTGTTCTTGGTTTCTTAATTCAAACGCTTGATTAAGAGCAGAAAGTTTAGAGTTTTGATTCCATAAAACAAAAGTTGATAATCCTAGTACTAATATAATCCCTATAAATATTTTACTCATACGTATAAATTTCCAATGCTTTTGCCTTACCCTTAACTTTAATGGGTTCTAACAATTTTAACTTAAATTTAGACTTTTGTTTAGTATTTTGACCTATAATTAAATCCTTACCTACTTCTTTAGTAGAACTTTCTAACCTAGCTGCAGTGTTTACTGCGTCACCTATGGCTGTATAATCAAACCTTTGTTGACTGCCCATGTTGCCTATAATAGCGTCACCTGAATTAATACCTATCCCTATAGCTATACTAGGTAGTCCTTCTTCTATCAACTCTTTATTTAAATCAATCATGTTTTTCTGTATGTCTTGTGCACATTTTATAGCTNTATCCTCGTGTTCATCTAAGTCCATAGGTGCATTAAAGATAGCCATCATAGCGTCACCAATATATTTATCTACCATGCCCCCGTGTTTTTGTACGGCAGACTGTTGAGCAGTAAGTGCTTTATTCATTATGTATGTAACTTGTTCAGGTTCAACGCTTTCACTTAACGAAGTAAACCCCCTGACGTCGGTGAATAAAAACGTAGCGTATCTTTTTTCACCGCCTAGTTTTAACAGTTCAGGATTTTTCTGTAACCGTTTAACCTGTCTAGGGTCTAAGTAATGTTCAAACTGTTTTTTAATTTGTAACCGTAGTTTAAATTGCTCCCTAAACCTAAGATAGAATGCTATAGAAGCGGTAATAAACTCAGCTATTAAAGTCCAAGTAACATCAACTAGTAAGCCTTTACCTATCAGATAATATCCTGTACCTGCGGTAGATAATAAAACTATAGAAGCGATAAATAACCCACTACTTATGCCCATCAATTGTAATATAAACCAGACTAATAATACACCTACTGAGTATATTAAAATTTCTACTGCTAGTGCCCAATCAGGTATGTAAGGGCTATCTTGTATCAATATAGATTCAGCTAGTGCTGCTTGAATTTTATGGGGTTCAAGTAAACCTACTGGCGTTGCTATCTGCGGCATCACGCCGTTAGCCGTTACACCCACAAATACAAACTTATCTTTTACGTTCATCTCTTGTAAATCTGTTTCAGGTGTTTCTACCCAGCTTATCCATTTACGACCTAAACTATCAGTTTTTACTGGGGGTATACCCCTTATAGCTATCTCTTGTATACCTAGTTCGTTAGTGGTTATTATGTAAGTTTTAACATTAAATAAAGCTTTGTATATTTGTGTACCAAAAGAAGCTACCCAACCTTCAGGGCTTTTTAATAGTAGCGGTATCCTCCTTACTAATTGATCAGCTTCAGTAGGAGCTATAGCTATACCCTGTAACACACTATCATAAACATAGTAGTTTTCTTTTACCCCGCTTAGTAGTAACCCGCCCGTATCTTCTCCTTTTATAACTGTGCCTGAAGTTCTAGGATATAAACCGTTAGGAGTTTCAAACATAGCTAAAACACTAGGAGCGTAACTTAATGACCTAGCGAAATCATTATCACCTAGTAGTCTATCGGGCTGTGGAAAACTAATTACCCAACCTATTCCTAAAGCACCTTTACTTATAAGTTCTAATTGTATATCAGCTAATCTTTTTCTAGGTAGTGGGTAACCGCCTTCACGTTCTACGTCCTCCTCAGTTATATTTAGTATGACGAAATTACCACTAGGTTCTTGAGGTTTGACTAAACCGTCAAACGTCCTTAATTTAAGTATTTCAGTAGCAGTTGAGTTAAATATTAATGGCAGACTTAAGAGTACAAATATAGGAAGTATAAGTTTTTTCATCAACCGCCTTGAGTAATAGTTATAATACTATTACCACCTCCGTTTACTTTAACTACGTTACTAACACCGTCTTGTATAAAAATTACTGTGTATGACTCTGATCCATTAAGGTCAAGTTGTACAGATTCATTAACCTGTCTCCTTAGACTTATTAAATTACCAGTGATTATAGTAGTGATTTGGGTATCTGCGTCTCTACCTAAAAGTGTGCCTGCTATTTGGGTGCTAGTAGCTTGTGCTAATTGGTCTTCATCTTCTGCTATGGCTAATGCGTCTAGTACATTAAGTAAGTCTTCAAGATAATTTACGTCTAAGTAGTTTATGTCTAAGTCTGTGTACTCTAAATTATCATTAGATAAAAAGTCTTCAGCTAAATAGTCTATATCTAAATCATTAAAATCAAGTATGTTAGCTTTTTTAACAGAAACCTCTTCCTGTATCACTATATCTTCTTTAGGTGGGGTTACAATCAACATGTTATCAATCATGTCTAATGTTAAATCTAATATAACGGGACTACTAGGTTTAGATTCAAAAACTGATACCGTAGTAGCTTGATATGGTTTGTTTAAAGTTACCGTACCCATACCAGTAGTTACTAGTATCTCACCACTAGACAAACCAAACTTATCTGGTAAAAGTATTATTAAAGACCTACCTAGTTCATCGACTGTGGCTGTAAAGTCTGTACCACGTATAGCAATATTAGCAGTAGGAGTTCTAAGTGATATGTTTTGTTTATCTATTCGGTTTAAATTACCAGTAATAAACCGTGCTGTCCCAAGACCAAAGGTAAGAGCCATTTTAGATTTACTTGGGTCAGGGTCATAAATATACTCGTCTATTATAAGTTGTGAGTGTTCGGTTAGTTTTACCGTTGAGTCATCAAGGAAAGTGATAGCCATTCTGCCGTCTTTAGTAACGGCTTCATCGTTGCTTTGTATAGCAAACTTTAAGTTAGCGTCGTATGGTTTATCTCTTACTATTTGTGCTGAACCGTTTAGTTCAGATATATCCCCGATATCAGCAGCTTGTGCTTGTACCTTGGTCGTTTTGAATAACGCAAACAGTAGAACTAGCGTTACCGCCAATCGATAGAATTTTAAGCCAGTCATTGTCTTGTGTACTCAGTTGTTGAATATTGAAGGTTCTTTGTCCGCCTGTGTGGTCTAAATAGAAATATCCACCTGCTGAAGCATTAACACCCGTACCAGTATAGTTGACTGTGTTGTCACTACCGTCTATATCCATAAAGTTAGTAGCACCATCAATATTAATGTTTGAAGTAACTGTGTTATTAGAGCCTTGGATAATCCAATCTAAGTCAAGAGATGCTGCTATCGCTGTTGTGCCTTGGTTTAAAGTAAACGTATTACTACTACCAGTAACAGCTACGTTTTGATTAGAACCGTCTGAGCTATAAGTATTAGTTGGGTCTACCTGAATAGTAAAAGCATTAGTACCACCAGTAAACTGATAAAACCCTGTAAAATTATCAGAGTAGATATCACCTAGAAACTTATTGGTAGCACCAATCATATTAATATCAAGTGTCATACTTGTGCCGTCTAAATCAAAAGCGGTTAAACTCCCTGCAGAAGAACTTAAACCACCTATGATGTTAGATATACCTAGTTGTTCTAGGTCTATATTAGCACCAGTACCAGACTGGTCAACAAAAATTTCATTGTCTGCTGAATGCAGTGGAAGAAAAACAACGCATAATAACATGAGTAAATAATTTTTCATGCTTATAGTCTACTCCTTAGTCGGTGAATTGTAAACCCAATATTTTTTCTCATACCCTAGTTTTATAATTTCTAGTACGCCCCCTTCTATAGCTTTCATTAAAGCTATAGTAGAAGACTCGTTTCTAGCGTTGCCTAATTCTATTTCTACTAACTCAGTATTATCTTCTATAAACCTAAAAACATCCTCTGACTTACCGTAACTAAATATAGTTTTTTGACTTAATACTTCTAATAAAACTTCACCAGTAGCTACAGAAATCATACGTAAACTAACAGTAATATTATCTTCTCTGTATTGTACACTACTACCTATACCTAAGTATCTTGCTCCTGCACCGCCAGATTCTAAGTTAGCTTCGTAAGATATAACAGCACCTTCTATTAAGATACCAGCAAATAATAACGGTGCTAGTTGCTTTTTCTTTTCTTCTTCACTAGCAAACTGTTCTCTAGCTGACCTAATAAGTTGTCTCTCTTTAGTTAAGTTATCTAGCCCTACCCGTTCTACTACCCTAAAAAAATTACCATTACCTGCGTGTTTTAAAGCTCGTATAAGTAGTGCGTTTGGTTGTTGGGTTATAGCTGTACTAAATAAAGCGAACTCACTATTACTTTTACGCTGACCCGTTTGATCAGTGAAAGATGTTGGATATACGGCTACTACTGGGCTCACTTTAGGTACTTCTACATCACGTAAATATGGAGATTGTAGTTCTTGAATAGAAACTACATCGTGTTCTTTAAACCTATGTTCGTATGTGTCTTCTCGCTGGTCAAGTAAAGAACAACTAGAAAGTAAAAGTACC